AAAGAATATCACGTACACAAAACACCACTACCTAATGGTGCAGAACAAGCATTTATTATCAGTGCAACACGTGACGATGATGGTGTAACAGTAGAAGAAATCTTTGTTGTTACTAGTGTTGGTGACAAAGAAGTTAAATCACGCATTGATGTAAGAGGTCTTGTTAATAAAGTTGCAATGAATCCGGGAGGTAATGTTCCTGTCGAAAACTACGACAAACTGTACGAGATGTTAGATTCATTGATTCCAGAAGATGAACAACTACGTAATCAAGTTGAATTATATCAACATAGTTTTGACCCAAGTGGTTCAATCACAGAAGACTTAATCTTTGCCGCAGATATGGCAGCAAGTTGTCACGCAACAGACTTTGATGATATTGTCGAGGAGTTACTAAGTGCAAACACTACACGTGACAAATAAGTTATTCAGCCTAGACGAACTGGATAAAACACTAGAAAAATGTTTGCCGGGTTATTACACAATAGTCTGGCACATGAAGTCATCTACATACGAAATCATGCTACATTGGAACGGTAAGACATATAGAGATTTGTACAGAGAAGAATTGTACAACTAACACCCAAAAGTCATATATATAAATATATGACTAAGCATACAAATCCTAAGAAAACAAATAAGCCAGCACCAGACTTTGAGACTGAGTGGTTAACCAACAAGCCTGGACAACATACTACGCAACGTTTTGAGCGTATAGTTTCCAACCAAGATACAAGACAAAAGAGTAAACTAAAAACAATGCCTACACCTCAAACTATCCCAAAAACAAATCTAACTACAATATACGCAAAGAAGAACAAAGAATGGGTAAAGGTAGGATATAAATGTGCAGACTGCGGCAAGCCCATGAACGACCCAGAAGTACTTAAAAAACATAGTCTTATTTGCAAGAACGACAAAGAGATAAATAAGCAAGAGGAACTAAACATCCTCAACCTAGTTGGAAAGCCAGCAATACTAACTGAACTTCCTGACGACTTATTATATGAGGAATAAACATGCCAGTACACAAAATTACTCAAGGTGGACAAACATATTATCGATGGGGAGACCACGGTAAGATGTATAAAACAAAGGCTGAAGCAGAACGTCAAGGACGTGCGGCATACGCAAGTGGGTACAAAGAACCAATGAAGAAGAAAGAAAACAAATGAACAATAGATACGTATTACAGAATGGTCCCGATGGCATCACGTGGTGTAGCCTACAGCCATTAATGGAAGATATCAACGAGAACATTAGCAAATTAATGGACATTGATATCAGTCAACTAAGTGACGATAATAAGCATATATTTGAAATGAAGATACTTGGACTAAGAACAGTACATCAGTTTATTGGTTCACTAGTACAAGAGAAAGACTTAGAACTATTGCGTGAAAAACATCTTAACACTGAAGGAATATTGCAATGAAAGGACTAATTGATAGACCAAACACTAATAAGATTCCAAACTTCAATCATATGACTGTTGAGTTATCTAAATACATGAGTGAGATTGAGATTGACAGTTGTATCGGCTTTATGGAAACAATCAAAGACAGTAAATGGGATATCAATCCTAGTGTAGAAGATTGTAAGACACAACTAGAAATAATGTTTGGTAAAGACAGAGTAAAAGAACTGATTGTAGCGTGGTCAAAAGACAATCAAAAACTTACATCAGTGTTCGGTAAACTAAGGTACATCAACAAAAAGGATCCAACAGATAAAACCCTTTATGATGGATTAGATCCAACTGACAATCCCGATGACTGGGAAAAGATTTATGTCTAGGACAATCAATCATTTATCACAGAATATTATTCGCACACAAGTGAATGATAATATGGAGGAATTATTTAATATGGAACATGATCCGGTGCCTATGGTTGATAATCAGATTCTTCAAAAAACTGAAAAAAAGAAAGGTCGTGGTGGCGCAAGACCTAACTCAGGACGCAAAGTAGGTTCAACAGTTAAATTAAGCGCAACAGACATTCTTGCTGAGATTGCAAAGCGTGATGTACCATTTGCAGAAGGTCTCGCAGAAGATTATGCAAGAGCAAGACAATCAGGTGACTTAATGTTAGTGCAACGTTATCAACAAATGTTTTTAAACAAAGTAGTTGCAGATAAACAAGAAGTAGACATGACCAGTAACGGTCAGACAATGAACGTTGGATTCACGTTTCCATCAATAGAATTATCCGAATGGAAAAATGAATCAAATTGAGATACCGTTGTATGGTGAGCAAAACACGATACTAGCAGATTGGCTCAATACTGACAAACACAACATTGACATTGTGCCTGTTGGTAGTGGGAAGACTTTCTTGGCAGCGATTGCGCTTCCAATATTCGCTAGTAACCCTCGCTATCACCGCGGCAAGGATATCATATATTCAGCACCCACTGGAGCAATGATAAAGTCTTTGATATGGGAGCCATTGAAACAAAGTTGTATTCATCACTTTGGCTTAGTGGATGGAAAGGATATTAATAATAGTGAATTAACTATTAAATTTCCTAATGGTTGTTTTATTCGCTGTAAAAGTGCAGAGCAAAGAGAAAATTTGAGGGGTCTCAACGTAGGTGTGTGGGTAGCAGACGAAGCGGCACTATATACACAAGATACACTACAAGAGATTACAAACCGTCTTAGACCTAAGGTCGGCCAGCCAGACACATTCGGTAAACTCATCGTTATTTCAACACCTAACGGTGCAGGACCTCTCTACGATTTATTTCAACTTGCTAAAGACATGCCAGACAAATACATAGTACGGCATTTCAACTATATTCAAATGCGTTCTGGTAACAAAGAGTTCATTGAAGAACAAAAGCGTATCATTAGTCCATTGAAGTTTCAACAGGATTATATGTGTAGTTTTGAGAACGTTGCAGATCAATTCTACTATGCATGGGACAAGAACAAATATTGTAAAGAGATTAAAGATTTAGGTTACGATCTTTACACATTCCATGACTTTAATAAAAGGGTCATGTGTGCTACCGTAGCGCAAGTAAAGAATGCAGGAGAGCCACACGGTACCATTGAGATTCTTAAAAGTTATGCAATACCAGACTGTAGCACAGAAGGCATAGCGCAAGCAATACGTTTAGACTTCCCTAAACGTAGAATTAGTAGCGTAATCGACATGAGTGGTACGCAAGTTAATCGTGATACTACAAGCCCATTCGGCGTAACAGACAGAACAATCATGGAGAAATATGGATTCACAATTGTTAATACTCGCAAAAGCAATCCTCTTATTAGTGATACTGACAATACTTCAAACGCATTTATAGCGAGAGGTGGCTTAGTAGTTAAACCCGACGATAAGTTTTTGCTTGATGCATTGCAAACATATCATTATGAAGATGCAAGCAGAAAGAAACTAGTAAAGTATAGTGAATCACGCTATGCGCACATAGACGGCTTGGGTGACTGTATACGCTATGGCATACATCACTTATTCCCAATTACGCACGATACATTAAACTTCCCAGAGTACGTGGGTATGGATCCAGCAAAAGCACGATTGGGCAGTCCTGGATTGAATCACATGCCAGACAGTCCTCTATATCCTGGTGGACCAAGTTGGGAAGAAATTATGACTGGTGACGATAAGCAAGACGATTACCAAGTATGGAGTTAACATATGGCAACTGAAGAACAATATAAAAGTTATTTCTACTCACATGTAGAACAAGATCCTAAAACAGGATGCGAACTATGGACAGCAAGCAAGAACAACATTGGATATGGATTTTTTCGTTACGATGGTAAGATGCGTACAGTGCATAGACTAAGAATGGAGTGGGAAGGACATAATATCGATGGCAAAGTTGTTTATCACGACTGTGACAACTATCATTGTGTTAATCCTGCACATCTTAACGTTGGTACTAATCAACAAAAAACAGATGTAATGACAAATAAAGGTCGAGTAGGTAAAGCATGGAGTGACAAATCAATGTATCAAACATGCAAACACTGTGGATACCATGGTAGTCCAGCAGTAATAGGTCGCAGACACAATCAATTCTGTAAGCAGAAACCTTAGTATATATAAAGTATAAATACATCTATGACCATAAACACTGGCAAAGTAGCCATTAAAGAGACTTATAAAATATGAAAAATTCCGATTTATTGAAACGAAGCGGCATATATGATGCTATCCTTATGCAAATGGTTGGCTATCAAAATGCATATCTTGGTGGCTATGTATTCAAGCAAAGTGTGCGTAAGAAGCGCCCTAGTGAAGACAGTCAGTTGTGGAACGACTTGATTAAGAACACTGTAGCACAACCTGTTTGTCGTTATATTGTTGACACAATCAATGATGTTCTCTTTGAGCCAGGTGTCAAGCGTAATCTAAAATTCGCTACACCAGACGGCAGATACATTGATCCTAACAACTGCGACTGGGTCGATTTGTTCATCAATGATACAGACTTACAAACACGTTCACTAACCGGCTTCATGGAACAGATCGGTGACTTAACAAGTATCTTTGGACATTGCTGGGTCGCAGTAGATATGCCAACAGAGAGTGAAGGTAGTTTAGGACGTCCATACGCATGTGCAATTAGTCCTCTTAATGTATGGGATTGGGAGTTTGACTTCTATGGTGGTCGTCCGATATTAAAACATGTTAAGATCAAAGAGATGGAAGATGAACACAATTACTATTTAAAATGCTACTATTTAGGTACACAATCTGAGCCAAGTTATTGGGAAAGTTATGAAGTGCCAAAGAGTGTTAAAGAATCAAGTCTCATGGAGAATGAAGCAAGGAAGATTGGCGAAGGTGTATTCCCTGCAGGCATGAGCATCCCAGTCTTCATCGCATATGGTCGCAAAGACCCAAGACAATTAGATTTAGGTGTATCCGACATTGACTCAGCAAGTGATGCAATGCGTGAACATTATAAACTAGAATGCGAAAAGTACACTGCATTACAATTTGCTCACACAATCATTCGTGCTGACAAAGGGATTAGTATCCCAGTACACGCCGGCGCAATCGTTCGTGCATTGCAAGGTCAAGTAGAAGCAATATCCGTTGATACGGGTGACGTAGATAAGATCATTAAAGCACAACAAGATATCCTAGAACAAATTGAAGCATTGACTGGCTTAGGTGGCTTACGCAATAGTAAGAACCAAGTTGCTTCAGGCGTGTCAATCATTGAAGAACGCAAACAACTACATAGAACAGCAAAGAGTAAAGCCCGTCTAATGGAAGTTACTGAAGGATTGATCTTTACATTCGCCGCACGATTTATGGGCATGCGTTGGGCAGGTCAAGTTAATTACAACACTGACTATGAAGCACACGATACAAACTATAGAATGGCATTGATTACGCAAGCAAGCACATTAGTTGGTGACAATGAGATTATTAAGAGTCTAATCACACGTGAGATTATTGGCATGCTTGCTCCAGCAGATGACATTGAAGAATATCAACAAATATATGTTGACAGTTTGACTGACAGTTCAGTAAAAGAATTGATGACATATGAAGATGAACAGATTATCATGACTGACACAGGATCTATCCCAGAAGTTGAAAACTATGGTGAGATAGACACTGAATCAGACGAAAAAGGTGATCAGAACAATACAACATTGTTAGGTGGATCAGGTACTCCTATCACCCCAATGGGACCAAGTTACTATACACAACAAGCGGTTGCAGTACAGATAACAGGATTAAACACAGGTAGATGATTTGTATAAATACTCTATCACATTCGGTGATTACGTATAATCAAGGAACTAATTAAATGGATATTAAACAAAATTTCGTTGGCAACGATGTAGCCCCTGGAACTGCCCAGGACTCTATGAGTGAAGCAGGAGAGCAAAACGTTAACCCAGGTGCAATTCGTAAAAGCACAACTCAGTCGTTGCTATCTGCAATGTCTAATGCAAGTGGAGTACCCTTCACAAGCGTAGAAGACGCATTAGCATATATGGCACGAGTAGGGGCTCAAAATCAATCCGTTGGCAACGCACAGCCAGTAGAGAAACAAACTACTCAAAACAATCAAGGCAGAGTTACTACCAATGACTTGCATGAACAGTTTAGTAAACTTCAAAACGATCTTGCTCAAAAAGAGCAAAGATTACGTGAGAAGGAATTAGACTCTGACATTCAGCGAGCCATGAACGATAAATTCGATCCAGACATGATTGATTACGCTTTACAAAAAGTAAAGAGTAACATTCAATGGTCACAAGACGGATCATATGTTATCACTAACTCAAAAGGTCAAGAGCGTTATGGTATGGATGGATCTCCACTTACGATTCAAGGATTAGTACAAGAAGTTGCATCGGGTAATCCGAAACTTCTTAAACAGAGTAATTCTAATTCTGGATCTGGTTTACGACCTGGACAAGGCAATTTTGCTGGTGCACCTGAAGACAGTGTTCCTGACTATTCTAAAGATCCCGCTGCTTTTAATCAGTGGGCTCAACGAAATGGTTTAGGAAGAAACATGGGTCTAAAAGGTACAACTGTATCAGCAACACAGTCAACTTCAAGTCAAAGAATACTCTGATTGCCAACTTAACTTAAAAGGAAAATAAAATGGCTTATACCCTAGGTGGATCGAATGGTGAAGGCTTCGGCTTCACATTCGCAATTGCAAACTTCGCTCTACGTGCTATGCACGAATCAAATGGTCTAGTTAATATGACTAACGTTGTTACCCCTACACAAGGTAATCAATTCTTAGTTCCTAACTTTGCACCAATTACGTATCAAGACTTCAACCCATCGGCTAGCCCTGCTACTGCCCCATGGGGAACAGGTAATGCTGCGGTACAAAACCCATCATTGACACAAGAAACTATCACTGCAAGTCCTGCTGTTGCAACGACTGCATTCGATATTTTCTACGGCTGGACAACATCATTCCAATTGGCTGCTACATTAGGTGCTGAATTGGGTGACTCATTCGCTGAAAAAGTTGACCAACGTGTCGCGGCTGCTTTCGCAGAATTCAAAGCAACTCCAGGTAACACATTCTATGCAACAAGTGCAGACGGTTTCAATCGTATCTTGCAACTTGGCGCTGTTGAATTAGTTCCATCTGGTGCTTCTGTTTCTGGCGGTACTGCTGGTTTCACTGCTAACTTAGTTACCGAAGCAATTCGTTTGATTAAGCAACAGTTCAAAATCGCTCGTATGCCCGGCGCTCCTGTTATCGTTATCGATAGCAATGGTAATGATGGTGTTATCGGTTCAACATTGAATCGTTTGCTATCAGAACTAACTGGTGGTGCAGTTTCTCAATCTGGTGGTGCAAACCTATCTGCATTGGGTAACGAATTGCTATCAAGCGGTCGTATCGAAAACATCTACGGTTGCATGGTCATGTCAACAACCTTCTTAGGTAGTGCAAGCCGTACTGTCGCAGGTGCAGCAGCCACTCCAGTACTAGTCGGTGGTTACTTCGGTGACTCAGCATTGTTCACTGTTATGAAGCAAGGGTTAGAGATTAAACTTGGAGAGGTCCCCGGCGGCTTACAGAATTGGCTAACTGGCGTAGGCTACTTCGGTTCTGGCGTTGGCGACATGCGTCGTGGCGGTGCTATTAACATCGTTCAGGCTTAATCTTAAATTAGTTCAGGAAATATAATATGTCAGTACCATATCAAAGAATCTCAAATGCAACAGCGCAAGATATTGCGTTTTATGATCCGGCAGCGGAGCGTAGAGCGGCTGCATTGGGCATTGATTGGGCTCCATACTTTAAAGTCGCTTCACAAGAGTGGCTTTATAAGTTAGAGTTTGGATGGTGGAACAAGTATTGTGACACAGTCCTTGGTGCTTACTATTATTCCAATCTTCCTAATGGTGCCTTAATATCTAGTTTTAATCCTAGTCAACTCATTAAAAACGATCAGACACTGATTAGACTTGATACATTCGGCGCTGTTCTAGTGTTCTATGAAAGTCTGGTAACAGAAGTTTCAAACATGAACGATGTAGATAAGATGAACTACGATTTTGCAAAAGATCGTTGTGACCGTGAGTGGATCAAAGCATTGGAGTTAATGAACTTCTATGACTTGTATCAAAACTCACCAAACGGTCCTACTACAAAACTAGAAGAAAATTGGACAGCCGACGTCGATTATTTCAATGGCGATAGGAGATTTTTCTAATGTACACTGTACAAAAAAACGATCCTTATATCACGCAAGCACAGGTGACAAAGATGTTACAATTCTATATTCCAAAGAGTTGGAATGTACCAATCTTTACTGAGTTTGCTAGTGATACAGATATCGTTAGGTACGGACTGTATGTTAGTAACATCGTAACCGTTAATAGGGTTCCCAATCAACTTGGAGTAACGACCGGTAGTAACATATATAATGCTACAGATACCTTTTACATTGCATACATTAGTTTCCAAACAGATCCTAATGTTAACAGAGTAAGAGACATGGTAAATAACTTAGTAACTGAAAACTATCCTGGTACAACAGTACCATTCTTAGATGGTTACTTTGAAAGAAACTATGCTGAAGAATTAAACTATGGTACACAAAGAGAAAGATATACCTGGACATTTGAATTAACAAGACTCGAATTTCAATAACGCCAACACATAAGGAGAAATCATGGCTAATGTAAGAATTACAACCAACACAACTGGTACTCAACCAGTTATCGTGATCGGTTTGAACGGTGCTAATTTAGCAAACGCCGCTCAAGCAATTACTGTTCCATTCGTTCAGGATGTAACAATCACGAACAGTACTGGTGTTTACTCATACACAACATTCTCGGATGTTGACACACGTAAACTAAGTACACCTGCTGACAACGAAATCAGCACAAACATTGTTGTTGATGCAACAACATATTTCGGAACTAACGCTAGTACAGGTACAACTGCACCAGAATTAGGTATCGCATATATGTCAACAAACAAGTCCGCATTAGATTTTAAAATCTATTGGAACGGCATCGCCTCTGGCGCTCATTACTACGAAGGTGAAGGCTTCTTTACAAGTCTAGCACCGACAACTAGTCCTGACGCTCCTGTCTGGGTGACACCTATGACTATTGCAGTCGACGGTGCATTCGGATCAGGCACAGTGGTCTAATATCTCAGGGATGGGAAGTTAATCGGGGATACTGTAAAAGGTATCCCCTTTTTTTAAGGAAAATAAATGAACGAATATCTAAAAACAAGTGAAGAAAAACTACGCAGTTTATTAGCAGATGAAGCCAAGCAAATGCCCATGCTCGATAACATGCAGTCAACAATCAGACAACTAAAAGCAAAGCAAGCGTTTCGTATTGCACTGCTTAATCAACTACTAGAAGACGGTATTGATAACGAATAAATACAATATAATAATTTAACAAGGAAATTAACAAATGAAACTCTCAGAACTCACAGCAAAACCCAAACTAGTCGAAATCACTATTGATGACGAAGATACCATAAAAGAATTTGGTGAAGCAATCACCTTTCACACATGGGATCGTCAACCTATGGATGTATTCATGCGACTAGCAAATGCCGATCATAGTAATACAGGTACTATCGTTGAAATTGTACGCACACTAATTCTTGACGATAAAGGTAAAGAGATTCTTACCAAAGACAATGTTCTACCAACTCATGTATTGATGAAGGCAATTAGTAAGGTGACTGATCTATTGGGAAAGTAACAAACGACAATATCGATATCAACAGTGAAAAGATGGCATCGATATTGTGGATAGACTCATTAGGAAAGCGTTATGGAATGCTTCCTAGTGAAGTGATTAGCAGGGCTAACACATTTGATTTGTATATTATGGACGCGGCATTGACCTTTGAGAATTATCATCATAAGAAGGCAATGAACAATGGTCGAGAACCAATGCCCGATTATAATGTAGATGAATTGCAACAGATGATGAACAAAGCAAAGGAAACATTAAATGGTTGAACTAGATGTAAAATTTAACTCTAACAACATATCTAACATGTTGAAAGAAATCAAGAGAGAACTTAAGAAAGTACCTCAAGAAGCCTACAATGTTTTTCTTGCAACAACACCTGTTAAGACTGGCAATGCTAAACGAAACACTAAACTAAGAAACGATGTAATTCAAGCAGATTATCCATATGCTGAGGTATTAGATAAAGGTCGTCATATGACTACTAGAGGATTGCGTGGTAGTGAACAAGCCCCAGAAGGTATGACTAAACCAACTGAACAATATATTCATGACCGTGTGAATAGAATCTTTAAAGGAAAATAAGATATGGCAGCGACTAATGCACAAATTAATGTAAGCGTAAATGGATTAGCCTCGCTTGATACATTAGACAAGAAACTTACCGGTCTTGGTACACAATTCAGTGGATTAAAAACCAAATTAGCAGGCATTGGTCTTGCCGCATTTGGTCGTTCAGCATTGTTAATGGCTGATGACTTAAATGACTTATCAAACGCTACTGGTATCGCTATTGGTCGTCTTGTAGAATACAAAGATGCATTAGTAGCAGCCGGTGGTCAAGCAGACGCTATGTCTAGTGGTATTGTTAAGTTTACACAAAGTATTGACGAAGCCGCTCAAGGATCATTAAAAACACAAAATGCATTTAATGAATTAGGTATTACATTAGGTGATTTAAAAACATTAAGTGAAGAAGATTTATTAACCAAAGCACTCGATGGCTTTGATAGAATCACTGACAAGAGCCGTGAAGCCGCACTGAAGATGGATATCTTTGGTAAAAGTTTCAAAACAGTTGACCCACGACAAATGGCTGATGCACTTAAAGATGCAGCCGGATCTGGTGACAAGTATGCACAATCAATTAAACAAGCAGCCGATCTAAACGATAAAATGGCTAAGTCTATGACTGACTTAAAGATTGCCTTCTTGCAAGTTACAGCACCAATTGTTGACATGATACAGAAGATTACTGATGGTGGTAAAAATGTCGATACATTAGTAACCATAATGAAAGTACTTGGTACTGTATTGTTAGCAGTATTTGGTGGTGGTATCGCTATGGCAGTTGTTAGATTCTTTGGTATGTTTGCCAGAGGTTTAGCCGCAATAGGACCTGCATTAGCACAAGTAGGTAAGTTGTTCAGTGGATTTGGTGCAGCCGCGGCAACAGGATCAATAACAGCGGCAAGAGCATTTGCCCCAACTAGTTCATTAATGACTGCATTGCGCGGTGTATTGACTATGGCAGGTACAGTTGCTGGTGCATTAGCAGGTATATTTGGATTAGGTGGAGGTGGCACACCAGAAGCACCCGCAGGTGCTGGTACTGCCGAGGCTACAGGCAAAAAAGAAGGTGATGCGGCTCGTGAAGTTACAGATGCATTGGCAAAGAAGCGCGGTGAAATTGAAAACGTAACCAAATCGTTTAAAAATCAAAACAGTCAACTACTCGACAATATTAACGTTGAAAGAATGTTAGTTGGCAAGACTAGTGAAGAATCAGAAATTGTAAGAGCACAAGAAGACATATACAAACGTGCGGCTGACGAATCAGAAAAACTACGTGAAGCCAAAAATGCATTAGGTAAAGAAGAATCAGCATTAGGTAGTGTTTATGATGCACAGATTAAAAAGATAGGTGAAGTAGCACAAGTCGATGCGGCTAGAATTAAGAGTCAACTTGAGAACTTGCAAGGCGCCAAGATGCTTGAGCAAGAGCGTATTAACATGTTGCAACGTATTAACGAACAACTAGAACGCCAAAAGAAACTTGATGAAGCAATATTAGAAATTCGTCAATCAACACAAGCACAATTAGATACTGCTACTTTCGAAAAAGAACAAATGGGTCGTAGCCCAATGGAGCAGAAGTTTGCAGCCATTCAACAATCAGCACAGAAAGCAGGACTAGAAGCAAGTCGTGCATTCGCCGCAGGCTTTGAAGATGGTGGTGATGGATTAAGTCCAGAAAGAGCAAAACAATTAAGTGATGGTCTTGCATTAATTGCACAGAGATATCAACAAATTAGTGATGTACAGTCAGCCAACTTAAGTCAATCACGCACATTCGATCAGGGTTGGAAAGAAGCATTTGACAACTATATGGACAATGCAACTAATGCCGCAATGAGAGCAGGTGAAGTATTCAGTAGCATCACTAATAATATGGGTAGTGCAATTGATAAGTTCGTACAGACAGGTAAGTTTAGTTTCGGTGACTTTACTCGTAGTATCATACAAGACTTGTTAAAGATTGAATTAAGAGCACAAGCAACTAAACTAATGGGTGCAATTGGTGGTGGCGGTGGCATCTTCAGTGCGATCGGTAGTATATTTGGGTTCGCTAATGGCGGTAATCCTCCCATCAATAAGCCAAGTATCGTCGGTGAAAAAGGTCCTGAGTTATTTGTTCCAAAAACAGCAGGAACAATTATACCAAACGGTGGCTTTGGTGGCGGTGGCGGTGGTAATGCACCAGCAACTAACAATGTAACAAACAATTATAACATCAGTGCAATTGATAGCAAATCAGTGGCACAATTCTTTGCAGAGAATCGTAAAACATTGTTAGGTTCAATGCAATTAGCACAAAAAGAATTACCATATGGTAACAGATAAGGAATAAAACATGGCTGGTTTACAAACAATCATAGACAGTTGCAATGGAATCAAAATCAACAGACGTAACGTTGTTGGTATTCAATATACTCGCAACGAAATACCAAGAGTAAGTCAAACTCCAACAACAAACGCATGGAAGATTACATTAGACATGCCAAATAGTTTTCGTTACAGTGAAGCACGTGCATTATTGGAAGAACTTGATACACTTGATACAACAACTCCTCAGGAAGTTACATTTGGTAATAACCCTAACTTAAGATGGATCTGGGCGTATCAAGGTGGACTATCAACAAATCAACTTAACACTCTTAATGTTTCAAGTTATGTTGGAAATCAATTAGTATTGAATGGTCTTCCTGCAGTAGCATCAAGTAGATTATTGTTTAAGAAAAACGATTTGATTCAGATTAAAGGTCATCCATATCCATTCACTACTGAAAATGATGTATTGCGTGGTACTGGTGGTACAGTCACTATAACAACAAGCAGACCAAACATTATGACTACTAACGTAGCCGGAATAGGACTTAACGTTGGAACTAATTGTATATTCAATTTCTTTTGCCCCAATATGCCTGTGTATAAATTAGTAGTAGGTGGCTATCAGAAGGCTTCAAATGTTGTGCAGAACAATGCGTTGATTGAATTTAGTGATAGTTTCCTCCTATACGAATTCACTGGAGAGGCATAAAATGGAAATCATACCAGCAGTAGCAGGCAATAAAACAAACATCAACAGTGCTGAGTTTATTAAACTTACCATTTACAATGATGTAAACAATCCAACTGACATTTCAGTTTATACTTTCAGTAGTAGTTATAAAGAAGAAACAATTAACTTTCAAACATACAGTCCAATGGGTGGCTTACTCGCTGTAGGTATTCAACAAAGAGACATTCGTGTCACTTCAGCCGACACTTCATTAATGCTTTCGGGTATTAGTGGCGATAACATTTATGTTGTATTAGCCAATAAGATTCGTGGAAGTCGCATAGACATTACACGTGGATTTTACAACAATCAATTTGTATTGACAAGCACAGCACATCGCTTTACCGGTATTGTTACAAGTTACAATATCAGTGAAGAACGTCATGACCTAGTTGACAATTACACTGTTACATTGAATGCAAGTTCATTTAGATATGTACTTGAGAATCGTATTGCTGGTCGTAAAACAAACAAAGAAAGTTGGCAATCATTCTATCCAAATGACGGATCATTAAATAACTTATACAGTATCAGTGACCAACAGTTCGACTTTGGTATGGCAGTAACAAAAACTACTGTTACCGGAAGTACAGCAAGCACTGATGCAAGTCAAGTAGGAACAAATCAAGCAAGAAATGAACAACCATGATTAGAGTAGCAAATAAATTTGATCTACCAATATTGATTGACATGTTATGGAATTACCATGACAGTGGATCAATCAGTGGATTAGATGTAACAAATGATAAAACAGCAACAAAGATATTAAGTATCATTCTTGCTGGTGGTGGCATTGCATTGATTAGCGAAAAAAACAACAAGCCAACTGGTATGTTAATTGCAATTTGCACACCCTTTTTATGGGACAATACAAAATTAGTAATGAACGAAATCGCATATTGGGTAGAAACTGAACATAGAGGTTCTAGTGCTGGATATCGTTTGTTAAAGAAATATACCGAGATGTGTGATGAAATGCGTGACAATGGTCGCATCACAAATTACACAGTGAGCCAATTAGAAGGTCAACAATTAGACTATTCACGTTTTGGTTTCAAACCAATCGAACATACCTGGAGCCAATAAGATGCCTATCTTCACAGCAATCGCCGCGGGCGTAACAGCATTAGCAACAGCAGTAGGATTTGGTGCTGCCGCAGCCGCAACAATCGGTGCAGTAGGTGCATTTGCCGCACGTACATTATTAACAATTGGTATAACTAAACTTATTGCCAATCGTTCTGGAACAAATGCCGCTGGTGCACAAGATGCCGGTGCACGTGTTCAACTTCCACCATCAACTAACAATGTATTACCAGTAGTATATGGATCAGCATTTGTTGCTCCAACAATTATTGATGCTAAGATATCTACAGATCAAAAGACTATGTGGTATGTATGTGCATTGAGTGAAGTTACAGACACTGGATTAATGACTTATGGTGATATCTACTACAATGGATCACTTGTAACATTTGATGGAACCGATCAGGCTAAAGTAATTAAATTAACTAACAACGCTAATCCTCCACAAGAAGATACCAAAGTTGCTGGTAATGTTTACATATACTTGTTTACGAATGGTTCAGGTAGTGGTGTTAATACAGCAAGTCAAACTGCTATTCAGATTATGAGTGACAGTAGTATTCCAGCAGACGAACGCTGGGATAGTACGTTATACACGCAAGGTGGCACAACATCAGCAGCCATGGAAAAAACTGCATTCATAATCGTTAAGATTAATTACAATCAGAATTCTGGCTTCACACAGATTGGTCAACTCAATGTCCAATTACAAAATACTTTAAATAAGCCCGGTGATGTATTCAAAGACTACATGACTAATAGTCGTTATGGTTGTGCATTGCCAGTCGATCAAATTGATCTTCCAAGTTTGGCATTATTAAACACATACTCAGATGAAGTAATTGATTACACCATGGTAGGTGGAGGCATTGCAACTCAACCAAGATATCGCATTAATGGTCCTATCAACACCGGACAAAGTTGTTTAAACAATTTACAAATTATTGCTGACAGTTGCGATACATGGTTACAATATAGTGAATTGTCAGGTAAGTGGAAGATTGTTATCAATCAAAGTTATACTGACTATGCAACAATAGAAGACTTATACCATGTTGACAGTTATAAATTGATTGGTGGTATCGATATTAATCCAATTGACTTGAACTCAACATACAATAGTTTAGAAGTTCAATATCCAGACGCAAATATTAAGGATCAAACTAACTACAAGACAATCAATTTAATTGACTTTGTTCCTGAAGTTATGAGTCCTAATGAACCAGCAAACAAGTTAATTATTCAGTTCCCAATTGTCAACAACTACATTCAAGCAACATATTTGGGTGAGCGTAGAATGTTGCAAAGTCGTGAGGACTTGGTCATCTCGTTTGCATTAGATTATTCTGGAATACAAATCGAAGCAGGTGACGTGATTCGTGTCACACTACCAGAATATGGATGGAACAGTCCAGCATTCCCAGATGGTAAGTTATTCCGTGTTACTCAAGTGCAAGAGACAAAAGATGACAGTGGTTTCTTAGGTGCAAGAGTTACAGCAAGCGAATACAATGATACGATTTACTCAAATAGTCCAATACAAGACTTTGTACCAGAAGCAAATACAGGATTAAGTAATCCTAACATTTTTGACAGACCATCAACGCCTATTATTGCTAATGGTGATGTTGCTAATGGTGCTATTAATTATTATACTGTAAGTAGCAGAGTACCGCTTGTTGGTACTACATTATATATGGATTTTAATATTGGTAGTAATGCTAACCTTGCAACACATAAATCATATGCTAGTGTTCAAGTTGGTGATGGTACTCCATATACTGCTAACTCAACAATTACAATTAATGTTGCAGATAACAGCCCGGGTACGTATTATTGGTCAGCAACAGCACGAAATGATGTTGCTGGTCGTCAAAGTAATAGCAGTGTTGCATTTTCATGGGCAGGACCTAGTGTAAGCAGTTACAATCCTAGTACTGGCAATGGTGGTGTTAGTATTAACAACATGAATAGTTCATTGAATGTTACAACATCAATAGGTGGTACTAACTTTAGTATTTTGGATGGTGCTAACTCGGCAATTATTAATCCAGTTAACGTTACAAGTACAAGCACTAGAAACATACCAGTCATTATTACAGGTACTACAATTAGTACAACAAACTATTATCCATGGAGTCAAGGTACTAGTAGTACTGCTACTAGCGGGATTAGTGGTAATAATTATTACAATTCAAGTAGTACAAGTAGTTGGAATCCATATGGTGCTGGCATACTGTTAATTGATGACGGAGAAGATAGATGGTACAAGGTCGTTTATGATGATTTTGCTACTGGAACTATTCCATCAACACAAACATATTTTATGAATACTGGTATAGCAATGGTAAGTGACACTGATGGTACTATTGTTCAATTAATATATGGTACTAGAGAAAATCCACAACCATACTATAATTGCAGGGCTGATAATATGGAGACATACATTTTATATGCTAACTTACCAGTAGTAACTTCTAAATCACAAAATTTTAGCGGTTCGGGATTCGTACCAAACTTAAATGGATCGGCAATATTTGCA